GATTTCATTAGCAGCACCAGTCAAGGTATCTCGCTCAGCACTTGCACCGTGCCTGTATAGGTCTGTAACTTGAACAGTTGAAACGCCATTTACTTGACGAAGTACTGCTTCAATGTCTTGAGGATAAATCGTGTCTTGAAAGAACATTCCATTATATCCGTAGACTTTAAGCAGTTGGTTCATCAAGGCAGCCTGAACTTCTGCGTCTGTGTATTGAGCCAACTTGGAATACTGAATTGTAATGTTTGCATCAACGTACGTTGGAGGTTGAATTGTTACAGTAGTTCCTAGAAGTAACTTGTCACTGATAAATGAAGTAACGGCTGCTTCCATTGTTGTGAACTCAAGTGTTGGGTTTCCATTTTGAGTAGACCCTGTTCCGTCTAAACCAGGAGCAACATCGGTATCTGTAGCCAAACGGGTAGGTGCAATGTACAAAGTTACAGATGTAAACACGCTTGCTTGAGCGTTTGCTTTGCTGACGTTGTTTACAGATACAGCGAGACTTGCATAGTCCGTCAAGGTAACAGCGCGGTTGTTTGTGCGAAGTACCAATGGGGCTGCTACACGAATTTGATCTGTGCTTTCTGGATCAGAACCACCAACAGCAGCCGCTGGATTGCTAGGAGTAATGTAACTTTGCAAAGCAGTAGTTTGAGATGATGTAAGTGTAGGTACGTAGTTAATGGTGTCAATAGTTCCTGCTGGAATGTTACCGATTGATCCACCACCTACTGTGTAAACCGCTCTTACCTGCTCATGAAGGTTTGGTATTGCGCCAGATATTCCATCTCCAAAATTAACTGTGACTACATCATTTGCGTCTACAGATGTTGAGAAAACCAAATCATTAGGCCCAAAATCAAGTAGATACTGGACAGGTGTCCACTTGACGTAGGTGTCTCCATCTTGAACGTAAACACTTATTGAACCGTCCTGTACTGGGTTTTGGCCAAGTTGATATGCTTGTCCAGGTGTTCCATCTGAAGTGCCAATAAGTTCACCGTAGTTAACGTCACTGTTTACTGGGTCTACTTGAATTATAGACTCTCCATGAAGGGCAAGTACAGACGCGGTTTGCGGAGACCCAACACTTCCTGCCGAGATTACAGCGTCTGCAAGCGTTGTAAAGAAAACAGTTGTGGTTGTATCACCGATAACAACTTGGCCAGAAACTACTGTTCCCGCATAAATTGTTACTATGCTTGAAGAAGTATTTGTAAACATGATAGTACAAGATGCAGAACGGTAACTGGCGGGGATGTATCCGTAGTTAGCAGCAATGTTAAGTACACTTTGACGTTGTACAGCAGTTGCTAGGTACGATTCGTTAGCAGAACGATCAATGTAGTAGTTCATGAGGTCACCCATGTAAGCAAAAGCCTCTACCAATGCCACACCAAAATCTGCTGGATCAGAAGCAGTCCAGTTGGGGATGCGAGCCTGGACACGGGCAATAAGATCATTACGAATCGAGTAGTAGTCTCTACCTGTGTAGTCAATAGATACAGGGATCGATGATGGCGGTGTTATGCTCATAGGTTCTCCTCAAAGAGTGGTGCTGTGTTATTGATAAGGGCTGTAGCGATTACAGTAGTTACTACATCGCTATTTGGAAGGCTATAGGTAATAGTTACAGATACGGTTTCTGAGTAAGTGTCAAATGTAGTCACAGTATTTACTAGTTTTAACTTAGTTAGTTGAGACCCAAAAGCATTAGTAACTTCATTTTTGATCTCTGCTTGAGCAGTATCTTGATTATCAAACATGTAAGAAGTAATACTTGTACCAAAATTTGGACGCATGACTCTTTCGTACATAGCCGTTCCAATAACAGATAAGACTCTATCTTGCCAAATCTTTTTCTGGTCTGTGGTATCTGCAACTTTTCCAAAACTACTTAATGAAAAAGGCAAAGATATAGCCGTTTCATTAACAGTTGTTATAGTAGTAGCCATTACTTACCTACCCATCGTCTTGGTGTTACATTGAACCCTGTATTAGTTTGACTAAGCATTGCTGTTGGAGAACTTAAGGTAGAAACTGTTTTTGTACTGGTTATACCAGTTGACATCTCATACGGTATGTTTCTTACAGGTATTGTGCTGGCATTTACGGATCGGGTTGAACTTCCCTTGCTTTTACCCGTTCCATCTGTCATACATGAGAATTCGATCTGATAACGACCATCTGCGGTAATGAAGTGTTCAATCTTTTTAATAATCCAGTAACCGTCAGTTGTGTCTCCAGTGCCGTTTATTTCAACAGTCCTGTATGGAGAAAGTCGAGGATCCCCTTGACCTGCCCCTTTAGCCATAATGTTAAACCTTGACAGTTGTGCTTGAGCATCCACACGTTTTTGAGCCGCAACCACACTATCGGTTATTGTTGTGGGCATTACCTCATTAAATAGTGGGTCTTTAGTTGACGTTCTTAAGGCTTTTCCTACAGCATTAGGCGAGGAAGTAACCTTATAAGTTTTTCCTGTAACAGGGTGTACTCCTGTAACTACCTTTGTACTGCGGTTATGTTGAGCCAGATCTGTGTAGTCTCCGATCCTAGGAGTAAAAGAATCAAGGGTTTGAGCCTTTACACTGGCCCAAGGATTTGAGTAGGGGTCATTGAAAGAAAGTACAGGGATCGTAGTTGCAAACATATCAATCATGGTATCCATTTGATGGAAATGCAGTTCTGTACCAAGCATCTGTGCTACATAACCCACACGTTCCGCAAGTTCTTGGATCTTTTCCCAATACGTATGACCTATCATCGATTGTTGTGCAAACTTTGTAGCATCAGCAGTTACTACTGGTTTTAGTTTAAACTGTTTAGCAATGTCAGTAACAATGTCTGATGCAGACATGTTGGTCCAAATCTTTGTTGCGCTTTCCTTTAGGGCTAACGATGCTCCAATGACTCTTACCACTGTAGTTCTTTGCATGGTCTGTTGAGTTTTTGGTGCCACGTTGTACACGTACCCATATAGGGTGTTTGACTCTGTACCGTTATTCCATACTATTTTTACAGGCACACCTGTTTTAAATGACTTAGTATAAAAAGGGGTAAATTGCGTATACGTAATGTCCACGACATCTTGTTTACCTGCTTCTTGATATATTCTAAGGTTTAATGGTAACAAAGAAAAACTTGGAAAGTCAGGGTAGGTAACACTGAAGGAGGAACCTTGACGGTTCTGAACAGTATTATTCATAAGGAATCCTTATTAAGGTTCCTGGCTCCATATTAAACGGGTCAACAATCTCTGGATTAATGTCCAAAATCTGCCACCAATACTCAGAGTTATTTAAGAACTTGTTTCCAATAAGGTCCCAGCGATCTGTAACAACCCAAGTATACAAAAAGTAATTTACAACATAGGTAGGAAAAACGCGGTAAACGGTTACTGAGTAATTGTTTGTTCTTGCATTCTCTGCTTTAGCAAGTGTTGCGTCGGCATATCTACTATCTAAATAGATCACAGTTATCCTCCAAAGGTAGTAGCGCTAGAGTTAGAGGCAATTGCTTTTTGGTCTGCAGTTGTTGTAGGTGTGTCGTAGTACCTTGTACATTGAAGATCAACCTGTGACCAGATAGGTACCATTCGACTATTAAACATGATGTGAGTAACAGTTAGGTTAGAAATACGAACCCTATAACGTAGTCCGTCTCCCAGGTGAAGTTCTACAGCAATGTTAGATATCCAACCTCTATCGGCTGTAGTTCCATTTAACGTTGATTTAAAGTCAGCATTAAATCCCATTACTACACGGAACAAGTATTCCAAGTCATACATGGTGCCTTTTTTGTAAATCTCAGCAAGTTCTTCTGGATCTGGGTACATACCGTATGGGCTACCTACTTGACCGTTAATTACAGAGTTAGCGTTATCTACGCCTGTGATACCTGTGTTTGTAACCGTGTCTGTAGTAAAGTGACCATCTTCTGTAATGTACTTAAAATCTTCAATTCTATTTAGATAAAGAGTAAAATTAATAGTGCTGCTAATTAAACCTAAAGCCATAGGGCTTGCGGCATCAAGGCCTAAAGATTCATAGGTAGGATTAACTTCTGCTGAAACACCCCAGTTCATAGTTACTGACGTTGGGTTATACATAAACTTAAATCCATAAAGATTTAAATCAGTAGGTACGTTGTTACCAGCGCTTTTGTATTGTGCAGCGATATCTTTAGTTGAGTAAGTTCTATCCATTTGGATAGTACCTCTTCCACCTTGTCCATTTTTCCAAGCCTTTGCAGCATCGGCGTATGCTCCTGGATCAACAATGATTTCATTTCCAGTTCTAATTCCCCTAGGGTTACTTCCACCTGTAGAGACAACATCTGCTCCTGGAAACTGCTGTACACCACCGTGAAAATAAGCGGAAGAAACCATAGGAATGTTGTACTTGTACTTTGGTGGCGTTGGCTTTCCACCGCTTCCTGGAGGGGGTGTTCCACCTGGGTTTACTGAACTCTTCGAAGCAGTTGACTTTGCTGTTTTTATTTCTTTTGTGGTGTGAGTTTGTTGGTAAGATAAAAGGGTACTAGCCAAACTTTCAAGTGTTAAAATGTTTGCTTTCATAGCAGCATTAGTTTTAGTAATATTTGCGTTTGCAGCATTGTAAGCCGCCTGTGCATCAATTACCGCTTGACCTGATCCAGTTAATATAATGTGTTTTTGTTTGGCGGCTTCTTCTTGGTACGCTGCCATTTGTGCAATTAAAGTATCTTGTAAAGCATTAAGAGTTTTTTCTTGAGTTAACTCTTTTCCATAAACTAGTTCTCCTTCAGCAATAGAGATAGAATTGCTGATAGGTGACGACGTTGTTGCAACTGCTAAAGGGTATGGATCACCAGGTGCAATAATGTAACTAGCAGGTCCAATAATGTAACTAGGTTGACGTGGGGGTACTGATGATGACATTATTTTCCTCCAGCCATTGATACGTCTTCGTAATCGCTCAACTGAGCACGAACTTGTTTTGCCAAAGTAACTGCATCTACACTGCTACTTATATTCATTACAACTGTTTTGTTATACACAGGGCTAGAGTTTGACCCACCTGTGCTCATATTTGGGATAGATGCTCCATAACCTACAGGTCCTCCACCAATGTGTGTTCCCCAACTACTTTTATTAACTAGTTGAGCAAAAGATTGTGTACTTGTTTTTCCACCTTTAAGTGCGTCTACAATTGGATCATAACCATAGGAGGTATGTCCTCCACCTGTAAGTGTTGATACTGTGGCGGCAATTCCTTGTTTCCAACTTGAGTACGCTTGAACTCCTGCAGAGTTGTTAGCAATGCTTGATGACCCAGGCATCCTTAAAGTTGTGTTTAAAGGATTATAACTCGCTGTGTTATGCCAGTTACCACCCTCTGCAGCAAACCATGTAGTTAAATCTTGAATATTTGTTTTGTTTGTAGGAGCGCCTAATGCACTGAGCAAAGCCTTTGCAACGCTTTGTTGACTACCTGACCCAGTAACTGGAACAACTTTTCCACCTGACGATGTTGCAAATCCTTGTGAATAACTTCCAGGGCCACCCGATGCTCCCGTAGCGCCAGTAGCAGCACCCCCTAATACAAGGCTTGGATCAATAGGGTTGTTAGAACCATTACGTACTTCAAAGTGCAAACAAGGTCCAGTGCAGTTACCTGTTTGTCCTGACTTACCGATGAGGTCTCCTGCTTGAATGGTTTGACCAAGTCGTACTAATTTTTGACTTAAGTGTCCGTAAATGTATTGAAGTCCGTCAGTTCCATTAATAACAATTGCAGTTCCGTAGTCAGCACTTAAAGGCATTCCAGATACTGTTCCACCCATTGAGGCTTTAACGGGTGAACCTACAGGTACTGCATAGTCAAGGCCCTTATGAACTCCTTGAGTAGAACTCCAGGCTCCCCCTCCACCCTTTGAGTTGAACCCAGCAGAAACCATTCCTTGAACTGGAGGAGTTTCACCATTGCTTGTTTGTGAGGTACCAGATATAGACGCGCCGTAACCAATAGGTCCACCACCTACTGCTGCTGCTTCCAACACAACAGGTGCCGCTTTTTCTATGAGAGGTACGACTTCTTTAGTCATAAAACTTTCTATGCCTTTTAAGATGCCCTTACTAGCAACCTTAGATCCAACAATTCCTCCAACAATATTGCCCGCAGCACCTAGTACGCTCTTAGCGCCTGAAGCCAGTAGCCCGCCAGCAGTTGCTATTCCTGGACCTACATTAGAGCCGCCAATTCCGCCAATCAATCCTCGAAGGTATCCAAGGCTTGTTGCAAACTTAGCAAGTTCTGTATTTACTTTGGTAACCACTGCCGCTGCTTGATTAAAGCCTTTGATAACTCCACTTTCAGAAGCCTGCATTAGGTCTGTTGTAGAAGACGAGATGGCCATCTGACCAGCAAGTGGGTTAGTGTTTGCTGCTCCTGCGCTTGATGTTGTTTTACTCGCAAGGTCTGGGTTTTGTCCAGAAGCGATATCAAGGAATGCCTGCTTAAAGATTGTCTGTTGGTCAGAAGACAAGCCCATGTTTGCTAGGTTGGCTCCTGCAAATCCGTACTCTAAAGAACTTTGTACTTGAGACTTAGTAGCGCCATTAACAAAAATGCGCTTGTAAAGTTGTTGTGCGATCTGACCTGTAGTCAAGGCTGCACCTGTTGTTGGGTTAATCGTGTTGATTCCATACTGGTATAGGTTTGCACCCATCTGACCAGTTTGTAGTCCACCGATAGCAGCGGCTGCTTGAGCGTTACCCATTCCTAGGTACTTAGATGCCCCACCGACTTGCTGAACAGCCTGCGTATAACCAAAACTTCCAGGAGCCATTCCAATGCCCTGGGTAAGGATCGCAGCAACCG